CCGAAAGAATATCTTTCTCTCGCTTTGTATCTTACGTTTCCTGTGTTGAAATCACCGTCCATACCAGTTGCCATAGGAGTTCTAACGAAATGCTTCATTCCGTTAGGAACATCTGTGATTAAGAAGAAAGCATCGGTATCTGTTAGATAATGATTAACTCTAAAGCCCTCTGGAATAGACCCATTAGACTTGATAGCGTTTAGATCGTTATCAGCAGTTCCTGTTCTCAAATCTGTTTGCAACAATCTTGTTGCTGTAAACATCAATGCAGGAGGTACGATTAGCTTCCTTGGTTTTGCTGCAATCAACAGTCCTCTTTCATCTACAAACGCTGCAATATCGATTACTGCTTGCTCAAGAGATGTTTCGTTGAGGTCTGATGCTGTTGACAGTTGATTTCTATTGTTACCGCCTGCCACTGTTGGGTGGGCTGAACTAAATAAAAATGCACCATCACCAGATGTGAAAGTATCAAAACCAGTGTTTAGAAGTGCCGCTGCCTTGGTTTGCTTTGTGTAAGCCATACCTCTTGCAAGAGCCTTTGTATAACGTGCTGATAGGCTGTCATACAAATTGTCTTCCATAGCTTCCTCTGTAATAGAGAAACCCATAGCCACTGTCTCGTGATTGTATCGAGAAGTGAATGACTCTTGGGCAGTGTCATATGAAATGGACGCACCTTCCTGCTTAACAGGAGCTGCACCAAACCCACTGAGCTTTACTTCTTCTTCGAAACTTCTATCTGAGTTCTCAGTTTCATAAATCTCTGCGTGTTCATTTTCATAGTTTTCATACTCTAGTCCGAACAATGCGTTAAGACCAGGTAGTAGCTCTTTTAAGAGCTGCGCTCTACTTATAACCGCCATGATTAACCACCTCCTGGTGCATTGCCAGACACTACGCCTATGCCTAATTGATGCCCTGTGTTGAATTTACAAAGCATTATAGGAAAGTTTGACCCTCTTTCGTCACCATCGTGACCTCCAAGAAAATCAACTATTCTCACAGGAAGAGCGGCTGTAACTGCTGTTGTGCTAATATCTAAACTAACACGAGATATTCCAAGCGTAGCATTTGATGCTGTTTGCTCTAACTCTACGTTAGCACCAAGATCATCATCATTTACTGTGCCATCTGCTTGCACTGCAAACAGAATATTTGGATCATCTGCAACATAAGCCATACCTTCAGTATGAGCTGCGCCTGACCATTGTTGTGAAAATGTAAGCTGTTTAGTGCTTACATCGATGAAACGACATCCTAGAAAAATACCAATAGGTGTACAAGCACTTGTGCCTGTATCTTTCTGGATGGTAGTAGCGGAGCCACCGTCAGTTAGCTTGACGATATCTCCATAACATATCCTTGTGGACTCAGATGATAGGATAGGATATTGACGAAAACCACCAGTGTATTCGCCACCCAAAGTTCCTACGGGTCTCAATCCAAAAGGAGAAGATACGCTAGACATTTGTCTACCTCCATTAAGTTGTACGGGTGCTTCGTTCTGGCTTCAGAACTGGCATCCGTGGATCATTAGTTCTCAAGTAAGAATTATCAACACTTTCGATTTGTCTTGCAGACTGCTCTCTATGATACTTCTTACGGGCTTCTACATTTTCGATTGCGTTGCTACATAATAGTAACCCACCAACCTCTACATTTTCTTTCCACTTAGAGTCGATATCAGACATAATGTGCAACTCTGGAAAGTCTTTGGCTAATACTGGAGTCCAACCTTCACGAAATTTTGATGATACATTAGGGGTATTAGATTGACCCATAACTGATGTTGCAATCCAACGGAATTTAACTCCTTCTCTTGGATTGGGAGTAGGTAAAAGAGAAGGTCTTTCCCACTGCTTTGTTTTCATCTGCTTTTCACGGCTTTGCGTGTCTCTTGGTTCTCTATCAGCCATCTTGTTGTTCCTTCATTAACTGCGCTGCATACTGCTCATTGCTGAGTCCAAGTCGCTTTGCGAGTGCTACTTGGGTTCTTGTTAGACGCACTGTGCGTGATTTTTTCCCGTTTCTTTCAACGGGGGCTACCACGTTGCCATTTTGTAGTTCAGGTGCCTCTTGCTGAACCTCAAACTTTTCAGGGAATATTTTTCTCATTCCCTCATCTATTCCTTTATAATACTCTTCTGAGCCTGGCACAACACCTTTTTGTTGTAAATCACTATGTAAACCCATAGCCGTTCCTCTCATTACAGAGTCTTTTTCAAACCAATCATTGTTTTTTTGCCAATCTAAATCTCTTTGTGAAAGTTTTGGTGCTTGACGTTTTGGTGCTTGATCCTCCACTTCTTGAGGTTTAGGCTTGTATTCATCAACTCTAAATTTTTCATTATGAAGTTTAGATAGTTTTTCCTGAGCTTCTATTAGCTTATCAGGATCACCTGACTCATAAGCTTCCTTATAGTCGCTTTTTGCTTTATCTAATTCAGCACCAACTCTACCTTTAGCTTGATCTATTAGCATACTTTCTCCATCAGCTAATGTCTTTCTCAGGCTTTCGTTGTCTTTTTTTAATTTTTCTGCATATTTTATAGCTTCTTCTTGAAGCCTATTAGCTTCTTCTTTTGCTCTTCGTTCTTCGTGAAATTCATACTTTAACTTTGATATTCTCTTTTGAACACCTTCACTATAGTTTTTGACCTCGTCTTCATTATCGCTTTCAGGATTACTATCCACAGTTTCTTTTCTTTTTGGAACTCGGTCTTTTTCTGGAGTGTCATCAATTATCTCTACTTCAAAATCATCTTGCTCGACTACTTCATTGCTGTCTTCGATGTTTTCTTCTATTTTTTCTGCTACATCATTCATATTCTTTTATATCCTCTTGGGTCTTCGACAACGGCTTCAACTGTGTCATCATTAATTAATCTAAACTCTTGTTGGTGTATTTTAAATCTAGTGCCTGAGTATGACCTAAATATTACAAAGTCACCTTTCTTACACCAAGGTCCTGTTGGAAATTTTTCTTTATCATTATAAGCGTCAGGACCCATAGCAACGACCCAACCTATTATTGATGCTATACCTTCAGCGTCTCTTAGTGAATCAGGCATATACACACCACCTTCGGTTTTCTCGTCTACTTGTACTGGGGATATTAAAAGTTTGTAGCCCTTTGGTTCGGGCATTTTAGAAGCGATCTTTTCATCATCTTCTTTTTTTATAGCTTGATACATTTTTACCTCATGCAGTGATTAAGGATCACAGTTCCTTGCGTTGAAAACGAAAAGTTACATATAACTTTTTTTAATCATTAATGTATCTCTTTTCGATGTCAAGTATATCTTCATGTATTTTATTAAGGCATCTGTACTCACCAACCATGCTAGAGTAATCTTCCATAGTTTTAGCACCACCAGAAGTTAAGTGGATTTTTATATCTTCTTTATACTCTAAAATTTTAGTTAAAAGAGGTGCGTAGATGCTTTCACTACTCATCTACAAACTCTCTAGCAAGGTCTATACCCTCTTGTATTCCTTGTTTTATTTGATCTCTCTTATTTTTTTGTTCATCTGATATTGCTTTTGTAGCTACTTTAGCAACTTCTATTTTCTGATCTTTATCTTTTTGTTCAGCGTCTACTTTTAGTTTAGCTATATCCATTTCTTTCTTATGAGCAAACTCGGCTTCTTTTAGAGCCATTTCTTTTTGCTGTAACACTGTAAGTGGGTTTTGCTGTGCTTCTTTTGCTTGTTGATCAGCTACCTCTGATTTGCTGTTGTTCAATACTTTTTCTGATGCTTTAGCAACTAATTTAGATAGTTGCTCTTCTACGTTATCTGGTATTGGTTTATCTTCATCTGGTAGAGATGTTCCTAACTGCAACTCCATTTCTTTCCTGTACTGGAATGCAACGTGTTCTGTTATGTGAGCCGCCATAGAGTTCTGTATAGCTGCGGCAAATGGCGATTGACCTATGATTTGTGCTATCTTTGGGTCTTCAGCAGCAGCTTTATGAACTGCTATATGTGCCTCGTGATCCTGATACTTAAATGCTTTTACTGGCTCTTGCTTCATTATAGCCATATTTTCAGCCACAGGGTCTTTTGGCTTTATATCTTCTGGTAGTTTTATAATATCGTCAGCATCTTGTATGCCTAAAACTTCTAGCATTTGCCTATGTAATTTGCCCATATCGTATAACTGTGGTGCCTGTTGAGCTAACTGTAAGGCTGATTGATATTGCGTTACTCTCTGTGCCATAGTGGATGCATTGGGATCAGATACTGGTATTACATCAATTCTGCCATCAAAGTCTTTTGTCCTAGAAAAGTCTCCCTCTATTTCATAGGAGTAATCTGATGGCATGAAATCGTGTATACACTTTGCTAATATTCTTAATTCTTTTTTTAGAGATGCGTGAAGTCTAGACTGAACACCAGACATAACTTTCATCGATCTTTCTAATAAAGCAAGAGTCGTACCCACTGGAGCGTTAGGGTTCATATTACCTACTTGTACATCGGCTATCGACCCAATTCTTCTTCCCTCTTCGACAATATTTCCCAACAACTGGTATAATACTGAGGATGGTTCTTTATAAGGTATAAACGTAATGGAATCTCGTATCGCACCACCAGGCACATCGACATCCCTGAACTCACCAGGCATGAGAGGCGAATCATCCCCTTTAATCCTAAGACCACGAGCTTTAAGACCAGCAGGAAGATTCGATAACGTACCTGCATCAATAAGCTGACGCAGTATGGACGTTGCCGATTTAGCCAACCCACCAATAAGATGAATAAGTCCTGTACCATAAAAGCCAAGGCTAGGAAGATATCTATAATGAATAAAATGCTGTCGCTTAGTTTTCTTTTCATCACTTTCATACCAGTTCTTTCTTATCGATAGTATTGTTCTAGATGATTTATCTATAGTCACTATATATGGTCGTGCCAGTCCGTCTTTATCTTCAAAAGGTTCTGGCATATCTAGATCAACGTGCATCTCCAATATAGTATGCCTGTCATCATCATCATAAACAGCCTCACTTCCGTCCATTTCATCATACTTTTCTTGTATATCTGAATCGTCTACATGAGGCTCTGGAAGATCAACATCCTTGTAAAATCCATTTACTTGTAACTCTCTTACTTGGTTCTGTGTCTTTTTCATCACATGAGTGTATCTTGAGCAAGACATTAAGTCTGATGCGCCATATGACACAACAAAATCTTCAGCAGGCACAAACATAGAGCATGGTCTTTCCATTATAGGATCGTAATACACTTTCTTAAATGCTGATCCTGCAAGAGGTAACCTAAACAACATCTGCTCCGTCTCATCACGATACTCTGTCATCTCTTCAGTAAGCATATAATTCATTTCATGCTCTACACGCTTTGACTGTTCGCTTTTTTCTTTTGTTTGTTTACCTACAATTTTTGTTCGCACTGGTCCTGAAGCAGGAAATATCTCGCCCATAGCCTGTGCTTGAAACCTAACAATCGCTTCTGATAGTAATGGATGAAAAACTCCAGATGCACCCTCCCAAGGTTGGGTTCTTTCTTCTATTTTCATACCAAGAAGATCAAGACCTTTTACATATGATCGTGACCATTCTTTTCTTGATGTTCTATCTGATTCGAAATCACTGACTAGGTCAGATGCCATTTCGTCAAGATCACTATCTTCTATGAACTCTGCTAAGTTGGAGTTATGATCTGCACCCATAAGTTCTTCTGTGGCACTTCCCTCAAAGTCTATAACCATTCCTCCATCATCTGTTTCCACAGAAACAGCATCAGGATTTACCACTTCTACTTTTAATTCGGATTCGGAAGGATTTTCTTCTACATCCACCTCGAATTTTTCAAGGTTTTTATCTACAGCCATTATCTGATTCTGAAGTTAGTGCCTCTAGTGGCTAGACCTCCACCTCTCATTTTCATAACCTTGCCACCTTTTTTCATGCCTTTTTTCTTCATAGCACCTCCGATAGCATAGCCTTTTTTCTTCATGACTCCACCGCCAGCCATCATCTTCTTTTTCATGCCTGTCATTCCACCACCACGCATCATTTGCTTTTTCATAGTGGTTCTTCCTCCTGCAGCCATGTTTTTCTTTTTCATAACTCCTCCGACTCTAGCTGTTTTCTTTTTCATTACACCGCCAACTCTAGCCATTTTTTTCTTCATAACGCCACCGACCCTAGCACCTTTTTTCTTCATAACACCACCAACTCTAGCTGTCTTTTTCTTCATTACTCCACCAACTCTGGCACCTTTCTTTTTCATTACACCACCAACTCTTTTCTTTGTAGCGGCAAATCCTTTTAAGGCTTCGGCTTGTTTCTTAGTTTGTTTCTTAGGTGCAAACTTATTGGCATACTCATTCAAACTAAGACCTGTTCTCTTTAAATCTGCTGCAGTCGCGGCTATCTTCTTTACGCCTTTACTATCAAAAAAGTAAACCTCACCTCTCTTCTTGGCTTCAGCTATACTTCTTGGCTTATTGGCTAAAGGACTTGCTCCTTTTTCTGCCTGACCTTTTGCTGTGCTTTTCTTTGGAGTATCTCCTAAAGCAGGTCCTTTCCTAACCAGTTTTGCAGGCTTTGCTAAGTTTGGCTGTTTAGGTTTTTTAGGCTTTGGGGGAGCAGTGGACACTCCTTGCTTCGGTAAGCCAGGTCCTCTCTTTGGTGGAAAAGCAACTATCCTATTAGGATCATTTCCTTTTGCTTTGTCTTTTTCAAGAATTTTTTTGGCTTTCTTTTTACCAAAATCTGTACCCATAGACCTTTCAACTCTTTGCTTAAAGGTCACACCGTCTTTCTTTTTCTTTTCGTCTGCCATAACTGCTCCTTAGTAGTATTCTACTGGTCTCCTGTATTTTGGCTCGTCATCCCAGTCGTCTCTTTCGGCACGAACCCATCCACCTTGACGAAATCTTAACAGTGCCTGTGTAGTGCTGTCAACTAAATCATCATGCTCACCAGATGGAAAAGATGCACATTCTTCGATAACCTCATCCGACCATCTAGCTGAATAATACCACACACTGCCACTAGAAAACAAGTCAGTAACTGCGTTTACTCTGGCAATTTTATCGTTACCTCTAGTGGGGGTGAACTCTGTAACAGGTATGCCCATAGCTCTAAGCTCAAAAACAAGCGGCGCACCCGATGCTTTTGCCTCTATAATCATCTGATCAGGCTCCCATTCCCAATATTTATCGTATGCGGCTCTTTTTAGCTCTGGAAATTCTAGCTTTTCCTTAAATGCATCGAGTAATATGAGGTGGGGTCGGCTCTGATCCACATCTTTATGGTGATAAAACACTCCCCATGTGGTGCAGGCACTATAATCGCTTCTTTCTGTCTTTAAAAATGCTGTATCCCATGATTGAATGATGCATTCACAGGGTGGTAGGTCGTTTTCTTCCCATTCCTGCCACCATTCACGCTTAATTAACGCTCCTTCCTCGGATGTGGGGTCTTGTTGGTACTGTGCATTCCATTTTGCAACAGGTAATTCAGCTTTTAGGCTCTCTAACTCCTCTAAACTCCAAAATTCACCCCATAATGCCTTACCAGAAGGCATAATTGCAGGTAATTCTATAACTTCCCACTCATCTGCACCCTCTCTTTCGGACATACTCTTGATAATCTGACCTGTTAGGTCTCTTTTTGACCATCTAGTCATCACAAGTATGATGGCACCTCCTGGTTGTAGACGCTGACGAGGTCCTGATGTGTACCATTCGTATACTTTATCGTATACATCAGGGTTGTACTGCCCTAATTGTGCCTCCTGCTCCGAGTGGGGGTCATCAATTATCAGAATATCAGCACCTTTACCTGTTACAGCACCGCCAACACCTATCGCAAAGTAGTCACCACGCTTGTTTGTGTTCCATCTACCTGCGGCTTTACTGTCTGTAGACAGTTCAATGCCACTAAAAACATTCTGAAAGTCTTTTGACTGTATGAGGTTACGCACTTTTCTACCAAAGCCCACTGCCAACTCAGCAGTGTGGGCTGTTTGGATCACCTTCTTATCTGGATACTGCCCCAAAAACCAAGCAGGAAAAAGATACGATGCAAATTCTGACTTGGTATGACGGGGTGGCATATTGATTATCAGTCTTTTTAGCTCACCACGAGCCACTCTCTCAAAAGCATCAGCCATGATCTCGTGATGCTCGCCTCCGATAAAGCTCGACCACATCATGCGAACAAAGGATAGGAAGTCTGTCTTGGCTGTATCTTTTTGTTTTGCTACTTCGTATTCTTCTAAAAGCTTTAGCATATCCTTTTGTTGATCTATCGGAAGAAGAGCGATTTTATCTTTTATATCTTTTGAATGAATGTTCACTGTTTTTTTCTGTTTCTTCTGGCAGACACAACTCTTAGGTTTGTCTTTTTGTTGTTCCGAGGGTTACCATCCCTGTGGTCTATGTGTTTCTTATCGCCTTTCTTCACTGTTCCTTTTTTTAAGGCAGCTCTACGGTTCTTATTTCTCAAAGCCCGTTCTTGCTTCATTTTCTTAGATGCATGATATCTTCTATATTCACTCATTTCATTTTTCTAAGCATATTAACAACGCCCCCTTCTTTGTACATCGGTCTTGGTTTTTCTCTAAAAGGATTTAAACCTGCTAATTTTTCAAGAAATGATTTTTCTCTTGTGTCTTTTAATGGCTCTTTTGTTCTGGCATAGTTTCTTTCTTTTAGTTCATCTAAAGCCATATCCTCAAATCTATCTAAAGCCTCACTTGAAGACTCTTGACGCTTATACATTCCCTTTTGAAAAAGTGAAAAAGGAGATTCGTTTGCACTGTAACCACTTGATCTAAAACTTCCTAAAAGTTGCTCTGACCTATCCCCTCTTTTCAAAGGCAACCCTATCAACCTAGCTGATTTCTCAAAATCATCTTCATCTTCACCAGTTCTCTTTCTTTGATATTTTTCTAAAAAATCTATAATTGCTTCTTCATTTTTAACATCAGTAGCAATTCTTGGGTCTCCACGTTCTCTTCCAATGTAACCTTGTGGAACATCATATCCCTTTTTTCTTAATACATTCACTCCGTAATGAAACAACTCATGGGCTATGGTGGGTATAGAAGATTGAACAAGATTTGCTGCTTCAACCTGCTCTTTAGTCGGTTTTGTTTCTAAGAAGTCTAGAACATCTGTTACGTTGTAGTTTATCTCATCTGTTTTAGGATTAAATGTTCCTCTTGACGTTGTTCCATAATACTTGTCACCTTTCTGCAATGCTTTGATAAATTTACTTATACCACCTCTTTTATTTATATCCTGTAGGGCAAGTAGTGCTACTGGACTATCTTTCACATAATCCTGTATAGATGCCTCAAACTCCAAATCACCAAAAGCAACATTAGCTTTATCAATGTTCTCACTCTCCCTAAACGGACTGGGTGGGGGGAACTTCGCAGACTTTAATGCACCTGATTTTCTTTTTGCCATTTTCTCTTTACATCCTCTCCTTTATTGGGTATACCTGTATAATAAGGTATACCTTTTTAGGTATATCGTTAAAATTACATAGTAATTTATAGGTATACCTTGGTATTAGAACTTGCAACAATATGGAACATACTGCTCACGGTGATAGTAGCACCAATAGCCTGGTATATCAAATCCCAAAGTGATGAACTCAAAAGAGTTCAGATACTCCTCAATAAAACAAGAGAACAATATGTACACAAGAATGACCATAAAGATGACATCGATAAATTAGTCGAACACTTATTACGTCTAGAAACTAAGCTAGATAGCCTCATAGCGAAGAAATAAGCGTTACTCAGTAGGCAGTGAACCTAAATACAACACCAAGTACCACCAAACCATTAAACCCTCTGTATCGCCTTCTATAAGCCTTTCCATAATATACGAAAATAGGACACTAAAGATGACCCATTCACTGACTTTGAACCGTTTTATGAATTCCATATGATTCTATGTGCAGATTACTATATATACTCGTGTCTAGCTAGGTGGCTTGTCATAGGGGGGTGGGGGTAGGTGGGGTTACTCTCCTAGTAGTGTCTTAAGCTTTTTCTCTAGTTCCTCTTTGATCTGATCAGATGATCTGGAGTCTTCTACTGAAATATCAGAACTGAAGAGCCGAACATCCTTGAGCTTGCCCAGTAGCTCTAAGGCTCGGACTCGGCTTGTTGGACTGCCATGCTCAAAGTCGTTAGCCTCTCTTTCGAGACCTGTAATTATTTGGTGTGATCGATTGAGCGACTGCGTCCGATGCCTCTCTTCTATCTGCAATTTCCTGTCCTCATAAGTTGGGGTAATGTTGGGGGATCGGAATAAGAGGTGAGCCTCTTTTCGGATATTCGCATCACTGAATGATTTACAATCATAAGAGGCTTTATAGCTGTCGGTTAAGGTCATAGGGTTATCTACTCCTATGCCAAGGACACAATCAATGAATTTAGACTGCTTAGCAGTCAGTCGGTGCCGAGGTTTTGCCTTGCCTTTTACGAGCTTTAATTTGGGTTTTTTGTGGTCTGCCATTGCATAAAATCTCCTGAAAAAGTTAGCGATAACTTTACTCTAATAGTCCTATATAGCACTTAAAAGAACAAAAGGGCAACATAGTTTTAAGCGTCATACAGAGCCTTTATATCGTTTTAGGTGTTCTGGGTCACGAAATCGGCTAACACCCACTCAGTGATGCTTATCGTCCATTTTAGCTTTTTTGGTTCAAAAAAAAAATCCTTTAAAATCAATGACTTAGAAGTTCACTTTCTGTACTTTTCGACATTTTGCTAAAAAAAAAGTCAATAAAATCAATGACTTAATTTTCGCTAAAACCAGAACAAACAGGGTACAAAAGTTGACGCAAGGTAAAGATTATCTACATCAGTTAAAAAAGGTCTCACTATTATATATGTCCAAAAAAGACCCAAAAAAGTTAGAGGTAACTTTTCTCCAAAGGTATCAAGGATTTAGGTGTGTCAAATAATTGATTTGACATGGTTGAAAAAATCCCTACTTTAGAGGGAGACGACCGCCTCGGCACTGATGCCGACTGATTCGAAAGGAGACATATACGACCCAGATATCGCAAGCAAAAAAAGGTGTCTAGAAAACCTGTGACCCCATGACCCCAGACCTTAGCGTCCAAGAGATAAGGGTAATGATTTGATACATCGGCACGAACAGGCAACTAGATGAAATACTTCCCCACCTATCAAACACAAAAGCCACAATGTGATTAGAGGGATGCCACAACGACAAGACTAGTTTTACGAGAGGTGCAGAAATAGTTCTGCATCTCTTTTAGAATTAAAAAGGAGTGAACAATGGGTACCGAATTTTTTAGAACGTCAGAGGATGACACTGTAATTTTATCTGCCGACAAGGGCAGAGTTTGGATTAATCGAAATGGAGTTAAGCTTGGGTCTGCGATGAAAGGCAAGCAACTAGCACAGCTATTTAACAAGTATCAAATAGCAAACTGGATGCAGTCTTCTAGCATCGACTTTGCCCATGAGTATGGTTTCGACAAACCAGAGGGAGCCAAGGAGTTGATACGAAAGGCAGTGTATATGCTCAAGGTTTCATATGAGATTGTAGGCAACGAACCAGATTGGTTGAAATACAATTAATTACAAACGATGAGAGCCTCAGTTGAGGCTCGACTCGCCTGTAATTACAGGGCAAAAATCAACGTCAAATAGGAGTGAAAACCATGACAATATTAACTAAAGATCAAGCGACTACAATCAGAGAAACAGCCTCAAACATTGAGGTAATGCGAAAGCATAACAAGGCTAATGCCGAGGCTATCAATCAAGGCAACATCGACATTTACTGCGTCACTGTCTCAGCCTTTGCCAAGTACAAGGCACCCACAATCTCAACTAAAGACGTTAAGGCATTTCGTAACGACTGCTCAGAAGAGGCAAAGCTTTCCCCCTCAAAGTTAAAAAAGGTAGTAGAAAAAACTCAATGGGTTTTCGAAAGCTTTCACAAGGATGGCACTCTCAAGAAGATGCACAACCTATCTGGTGCAACCTTAGTGCAAGAGATCAAGAACAAATTTGATGCTCTGGGTGTTACCTCTGAGGCTAAGTTGATCAAGCATTTTGATCCAAAGCGACAGGATCAGTCAGATGTAGAAAAGCTTGTAGAGAAAATCCTAGGCAGACCATCCAAAAATGAAGGTGGTTGGGTTGGTGGTCTTGATGCTAGAGACCTTGAGAAATTCGAAGAGGTATTTGAGGCAACCAAGACAGCCAAGGCAGAGATGAACACTAAGGGAGCCAAGGCAGAGAAGACCAAAAAAGAAGAGCAGAAGATCAACGAAGAGGTCAACGATTGCTCTGCTCAGTTGGTTGCCTCTGCAAATGCAGACCATCAAGCAGACCTAGATAACAACCCATTCTGATTATGTCTTACAGGGCAGTAAAAAGTTATACCTAACTTTTTTTACTGCCTTGAGAGATGCAATCAGCATCAATTAATCTCAATTAATTATAAGGAGTGAAAACATGAGATTTACAGATATTAGAGACTCAATCGTTTCAATTATGAGACATAACCTAGAAGTTCAACAGTCTGGAAAGGCAACGGACTCGTCCATCCTTAACCCATACGTTGTTGGTACATATGGCATTGGAAAAACTTGTTGTGTTAACGATGCTATCAAGGTGTTAGGCGATGACTGGGGATGTGTTCCTTATCGATTGTCAGACCATGAACCAACAATTTTATCTGGTTGCAGAATACCAAATAAAGAGGGAACAGAGGTTGTCCTAGCACGTCCAGATTGGCACGTTAAGGTCTGGAATGCATACAACAATGGCAAGAAATATGGAGTTCTTTTTCTTGACGAGGTTGCAGAGGCTGAGATGCAAGTTCTTAATGTTGGTAGGCAGTTGATCAACGGACTCGGAATTGGTGAGTTCAAATTGCCCCAAGGTTGGTTCATCGCATTAGCTGGAAACAGGGTGAAAGATAAGGCTGGTGCAAAGAGACTGCCTACACATTTTAAGGACTGCTTAGTGTTTCTTGAGGCTGATGCAGACCTAGAAGATACTTGTTCCTATGCTGTAGAATCTGGGTGGGATTTCAAGGTTGTTTCCTACCTCAGAGCGAGACCAGAGTTTTACTGCAACAACGATCCTCTTGAGGATGTTTCTCCTAATCCTAGATCATGGGAAAGGGTGAGCAATATCCTAAAGCTAAAGGGTCTGGGTGCATCTGTTATTCAGCAGAATATAACAGGAACAGTTGGTGAGTCAGCCTGTGCAGATTTTATCGGTTTCCTTAAGATCATCAAGGACGTTCCAGAGTTCTTAAACTTGGATAAGCTTATCGCTAACCCAGAGAGTGCAAGGATACCAGATAGACCAGACGTTCAGTATGCTCTTTGTGGTGCCTTATCTCAGAAGGCAAGTAATGCAAACATGGGCAATATTATCGCCTATGTTTCAAGGCTTACATCTCAAGAGATGGCAGTTGTGTGCATCAAGGATGCAGTCAAGAGAGACAATTCTTTTGCCAAGCATCCAGAAGTTAAAGCTTGGTTAAAATCAACAGGAAGGGAGTTAATGGTATGATCACACTAGATGCAGATAAAAAGATCGCTAAGGCTAAAACCTATTTGATCTTAAAGCACCCATTCTATGGGTCTACATTATTGAGCAGTGTTGTCCGAGAGGATAACACTGTGCAGACAATGGCAACCGATGGTTCCAGTATTTTCTGGAACAGAGCCTTTGTTGATAGCATCACCGAACAGGAAGTTGTTGGAGTATTTGCTCACGAAGTTCTGCATATCCTTTTCAAACACGCATTGCGTATGAGAGGGCGAGTGCATCAGCTTTGGAATATTGCTTGCGATTATGCTATCAATCACATTCTTAAAAGAGGTGATTTTACTTTGCCAGAGGGTGCATTATTCAAGGATGAGTATAGCACGTTCACTGCCGAGACTATCTACAACAAGATCAGAAAAGATATGTCCGAGCCACCAGAGCCACCCACCAAAGGCAAGGGCGATGAGGGAGACGATGGACAGTCGACTCCCTCTGATGGTCAAGGCAACCCACAGGATCAAGGCAATCAGCCTAGCGAGTCTGGTGGTGGTTCTGCTCCTCAGCCTCAAGGTTGGGGCGAGGTTATCGAGCCAAAGAAAGCCGATGGCACTGCTTTGTCCGAGAGTGAGTACAAGTTGGCAGAGGCTGATGCAGATCAGAAGTTGCTCAATGCGACTCAGCATAGATCAAGGGGCGATATTCCAAGCGAACTACATGGGATAATTGACCAATTACTTGAGCCTAAAGTTTCATGGCACGATCAGTTTGATCAGTTCATTAAGGGTGGCGATAATCGTCAAGGTTGGACTGAGAAAAAGATCAACATCATTAGGCACAGGACAACAGGAGTTCTTGATCCTGTAGTTGATCGCAAGGGTGTTGGTCATATTGTAGTCGCACAGGATCAGTCTGGATCAGTTCACGACAAGGAACTTGTCCGAGGCTTTACCGAGTTGAACTATCTTTGCGAAGACCTCAAGCCAGAGAGTGTCACTGTCATTCCATTCGATGCGAGCGTCAACAAAGATAAGGTGCAGTTCTTTGATCAAGGCGAAGAGATCGAGAAGATCAACATCAAGGGGAGAGGTGGTACCTGTGTTCAGCCTGTTTTTGACTTCATCGAGGAGACAGGCATCGAGGTTGATCGTCTTATAATCTTTACTGACATGGGCATATTTGACTATCCAAAAGTTGCCCCAGATTATCCTGTCCTCTGGGTGAACGTATCGCCTACCAAGAGCGAGGCACCATTCGGTCAGACTATTAGGGTGGATCAGTGATGGAGTACAAGCACAACGATGGGGGGGAATGGTTCTATCAGCCATTCCTACCCAAGCATCCAAATGCTAGAAAACCTAAACTATATTTTGGTTCAGTGGCGATAGCTATCGCCTCTGACATTTCCTACATCGATGCCCATGAGCAAATGAAATTGATCCATGACGCATCGAAGTCGAGACGAGTTCAATACCAAAAGGTCAAAGATTACATTTGCAGTATTGGTTTCGATTGGCATTCGACAATGCGTATAGGCTCTGGAGTAGAGGTTCATCTGCGTAAAGAAGAACTGCCAGAGGGTAACCTTATTGTAAAAGTATCTGGCGATCTTGTTGCTGTTATCGATGGAGTTATTAACCATTACCACGATCCGAGACGATACGATCCGAGTGGCAATGTTAATCGAGCAGTGTATGGTTATTGGAAAAAACAAGAGTAACTGGATGGGGATTAGAAAAGTTATATGTAACTTTTTTCAATCCCTATCGAGGTACCCTTGGGTATCAGAGTGCATTTTGGTCGGTGCGATCATGGTTTACCACTCTTTAAACAAGGCTCAAACCTCTAATTGCAAGGCTCTTTTCGGTGTGGGAGTTAAGCCTTTAAACTGAAACTCCCCTATAATTTCAACTGTCATAAAGGAGTGAAACAATGACAATATTTTCTAACGTACTACCACCTCATAAGATGGTGGCATTGTATCAAGAGCAGATTGATATGATGCGAAAAATCTATCAAGTGCCGTCTAAGGTTGTGCAAGAGTTGCATAAGCAGATGACTGCTAAACATTTCTATGGTTTCAGTATAACTAGGAGTATGGACGATGAGGTAAGGGATTACCTAATGAACTTACGACAGTCTGCCCCAACTAAAGACGATAGCACTATGCTTGCGATCAAAGGCATAGCCGATGCTATCAAGCACATACGAGAGTTTCGTAAGGATGCCAGAGGCGAGACCTACAACGTCAAGGATGGCAAGATTGTATGTGCCGAAGTGGATAAGCTTGAGTTGCGAATGATGCAGAACGACACGGCTTTCCGTGATACGATGAGACATCACTTTCCCAAGGCATACACCAATGTCACTATTAAAAAGCGTAGACCAAATTTAAACACTGAGTCAGTTTATCCTTTAACTGCTCACCTTGGCGAAACACTATGCCCACCATATACTTGGAAGTGGAAAGTTCAAAATAAAGGTCTCGACTGTGTGGAGTCTGGTAAGCGTAGATACCTAGTGATGGACTTGCAAAGCGAACCCAAGGACTATCTAGTCGAAGAGGGTATCGAGTCTTTCAAGGCTACTCTTGTTGACTTTGCATTTAAGCACAGAGGTACCAAGTTTGAACCAGAGGTGCATTTTGATTGGTGGGTCTTGCGTAAGAAGACTATGGAAGACGATCTGGTCGGTGTTGGTAAGGACATTCATTCTGCTTATTCTCTTATCGAGAGACGATACAATAGCAGAGCAACTTCAACTTTATTGGGAGATTAGTAATGACTATTAGAGAAATATTAAATGATCTAATGAACATGAGCGTTGCAGATGTTCTAAAATTTATTCTAATACTTATGGGAATATTTGCCCTCATATTTATATGGAGTGCATTTTCATTAGAGATGGGGGGAACCAATGTTTGAATTTTGGAATAGAGGTTTTCTCAATAAGGTCTTGGTTGTTTCTGGTATAGCGTTCTGGATAATAACCCTCGGTGTTATTAACTCGATAGCTATCGATGACTTTGATCAACTATCTACATGGGCGAGTCTTGCCCTTGTGGACTTTGTCTTCTTATTAATTGGCTTTTGGGGAGCCGATTACTAGATGATTTTATCCCTTGGGAGACTAGCGATAGTCTCCCTGTGGATGCAATCATGTATCAGAAAGAGAGTGAACAATGTCAACAATAATATCTACAAAGATACTCGCTCAGTGGAGCGACAAAGATAAGCTTGTAAAAATACAACAAGATATGCCTTCCGATTTGCAAGAGTTATTTGATAATTGGTTGTCAGATATCGAGACTGAAAAAAAAGAAAAGGAAAGATTAGATCATCCTCAAACATATGAAAAATTTTGGTCGGAATATCCTTTTTAATCGGTTAATATAGAACACCAATGGGCATCTGCCTGCTAAGGGTTCACTCCCCTTTGCCCATTGGAAAACTTGGGGATAGGTTTCCG